TTAATAAAACAGCAATGAACCTACAAGGTGTTTCTCCAACTGAAGGTATTATGCAGGTAGCTGGACTAACAGATAAACAGAAAAAACTATTAGATCAAAGAAGAGGGATGTATCCTGATATCTTAGGAGCTCAAGAAATGTTGGATAATATTTCATCAGAAGATGATCCAAATGATCCCGCAACTATAGAAGATATACAAAAATATTACGGAGTAGTATAATGCCTAGACCAACTAAAGACATTGCTCTACAAAAAATAGAATCTCACGAAAAACTTTGTCGTATCATGCAGAAACAAACACACGAATCAATCAACAATCTTCAAAATCAAATTAATAGAATTGAAAGAATTTTATTAATATCAGCAGGTGCTTTAATGACAGGTATGGCTGGCATCATACTGACCCTCTTGCAAAAATTATAATAATCTCTATATTACAATCAGGTCGCTTTGGAAAGGACCTGTAAATTAACGTCTAACAAAGGAGTTATTATGACAAATCTTATAAATACTTTCCTAAATAGATCAATTGGTTTCGATCCATTCTTTGATGGATTTGATAACTGGATCACACCTAAATCAAACTTTCCTTTTCACAATATAAAAAAGGAATCTGAAAACAAATACATTATAGAAATGGCTTTGGCTGGTTTTGGAAAAGAAGATATTGATGTTCATCAAACAGATGAAATATTAACTATCGAAGCTTCTGAACATGTTAAAGAAGAAGAAGCAGTATACATTTCTAAAGGTATTTCTAAGAGATGGTTTAGAAAACAATTTCAACTAGCAGACACAGTTGAAGTTAAAAAAGTAAAACTTGAAAATGGTATGTTATATATTCATTTAGAAAACAACAGACCAAGTAAAGAAAAAACTTTTGATATAGATTAAATCCAATCTTTAAGATCATCGCCAGTTATTTTACTGGCGATGTTCATCTTACTTCTTAACGCTTTTACAATTTTTTCATCTACAGTATCTTCAGCAATAATATCAATATAAGTCATTTTTCTAGTTTGACCTGCACGGTTTATTCTAGCCTCTGATTGTATTCTTTTTTCATAATCATAACCGTTAGCATAATAAATCATTACGTTAGCACCTGTTAATGTAATACCATACCCACCTGTTTGAGGTGTACCAATTATAAATCTAACAGGACTATTTGGGTCTTGAATTTGTTTAATAGCATTTTGTCTTTGTTCATTTGTTGTATCTCCAAAGTAAGTTACATATGATTCTTTACCAAAGTTTTTTTCTACAGCATTAACAATCGCATTAATATCATGTCTATAGTGGGCCCATATAACTGCTTTGTTTTCTACTTCACTAAGTATGTCTACTAGTGCATCTAGTCTTTCATTTTTAACTTCTTTAATTGTACCATCATCAGCAGTGAAATGACCACAAGTAATTTGATGAAGTCTCATTAACTGCACCATAGCAGATTGAGTAGTCATTTGTTTTCCATCTAACTCGGCTAATGCTAATATTTTCATTTGTTGATATAATTTTTTCTGTTCAGGTGTTAACTGAATTACACGTTTGGTATATGTATAATCAGGTAAATCTAAACAATCTTCTTTTAAACATCTGTAAGAAAACGGTTCTAGTTTTTCTGATAACTCACCTAGATTTTTATAACCAACAACTATTTGTACTGATCTTCCACCAAAGTTTGCAGATCGCATTACAGCGTATCTAGTTCTAAATGCATAGTAAGAACCATAGTCCAATAAATACGGATCAAGGAACTCGCATTGTTTATATAAATCTAATGGTGATTTAGTTACTGGCGAACCTGTAAGTATTCTTCTATACTTAGCATATTTGCCTAACTCTACTATGTTTTTAGTTCTTTTAGCATCAGGATTTTTAATAGTAGTAGACTCATCAATAGCCATTAAAGTATTATGACAACTCATAAATTTAGCTGCAAAATCTAAACCTTTTTTAGTTGAGAATGCTTCAACATTCATAACTAATACATGAAGTTTTTCTGTAGACTCAAATAGTTTATTTAATTCATTTTGTTGTTTTTGATTAATCATGGCTTTCCATAACACAGTGTCTTTTTCTACATGTGTTGCCATATGCGTAGGTATTTCTAAATCATACCAGTTTTGGTAAACACCTTTAGGTGCAATAATCAATGCACCATTAATTTTACCTTTATCATATAACATAGAAATGTTATCGATAAGAACTTTTGATTTACCAGTTCCCATCTCCATAAAGTATGCATATACTTCTTTATTCCACGATTTTTCTAATGCAGTTATTTGATGTGCATATGGTTTAGTTTTAAATTTATAATTCATAATAATATTTCCTATTGTCTTTCTATTGACAATCTATATAATAAAAGGTAATTACTTGTCAAGCGAAAGTAAAAATAATTATGAGTGAAAATACAGTTTACGTAATTCAAGAATTACCTGGCACAAGATCTGGTAATCCAAAATTTAATATTATGGGTGCACAAAAATATGGCAAGTTAGTCACATTGTTGCCTGAATTTAGTCAAATTATTTTGTCACCTGGTCCATTAATTTTTAAGTTAAGAAAACTTTTAAAGAATTATACTGAAAAAGATTATTTGTTATTAACAGGTGATCCAGCTATAATAGGTGTAGCGTGTTCAATTGTCGCAGATATAACAGGAGGTAAATATAATCTCTTGAAATGGGACAGACAAGAGCATACATACTACCCAGTTGAAATAAACTTATACGAACGAGGAAACATAGATGACGGATAAAGAACGATGGAAGATACAAAACAGATTGTATCGTATGAAAGATAGAAAGCTAGAATTAGAAAATTTTATAAAACAAACCGAGAAAGATATACAGTTTATAAAAAATTTTAATTTGTTTGAAAGAGATGAAGATATTAAATTTTTAAGTTATATTTTAGGAGTTGTACTTATTTTTATTTTACATCTTGACAAAGTTTTTGATTTTTATTATATGAAATACAAAGCTTTTAAAATGATTAAAAGTGCTAAGAAAGAAATACTAACTCTAACAAAGGAGATAAATATATATGAACAATATAAATTTCGAAGCAGATCAAACTGAGTCGATAACTCAAACTAATGATGCTAAAGCATTATCAGATCAAGTTATTAAACTTAGAGATTTAGAAGATCAAATAAAGATTACAGAAGAATCTTTAAAACAACTTAAACAACAAGCTGAAACTTTATCAGGTGAAGTCATTCCTACAATGATGACTGAAATGAATATTAGTACAATGAAACTAGCAGATGGTTCAGCTATAGAAGTAAAACCAGTTTATGGTGCTTCAATTCCTATAGAAAAAAAGGAAGAAGCATTCAAATGGCTTCGTGATAACGGCCTGGGTGATCTTATTAAAAATGAGGTCACTGTTTCCTTTGGTCGTAACGAGGATAACAAGGCAGCAGAATATGCTGTCCTTGCGCAAGGTCAAGGCTATCAACCGACCCAAAAGTTAAAGGTTGAACCTATGACACTTAAGGCATTGGTCAGGGAGCGTATCGAAAAGGGTCTCGATATGCCCTCTGATCTATTTAATGTGTTCGCAGGAAACCGAACTAAAATAACACGTGCATAAAGGAGTAAAAAATATGTCACAAGAACAAGTAACAAAGAAACAAGAACCAAGGACTAATAATGCAATGACTGAAAAAGTTAATGCAGGTGCGCTATCTGTAAATATATTTGAAGCAGATGCGAACCAAGGAGTGGAGAATCTAACTCATGAAGATTTAGCATTACCATTCTTAAAAATACTAGGACAATTATCTCCAGAAGTTAATAAAAGAGATGGTAAATATGTTCAAGGTGCTGAACCTGGAATGATTTATAACTCTGTAACTGGAGAATTGTTTGATGGAGAAAAAGGAATTGAAGTCATTCCTTGTCATTACAAATTAGAATATATTGAATGGCAAGATAGAGGCGAAGGTTCCGGTGCTCCAGTAGCAATTCACCCATCATCTAGTGATATACTAACTCAAACAAAAAGAGATGCCTCATACAAAGATAGATTACCTAATGGTAATTATATTGAAAAAACTGCAAGTCATTTTGTAGTTGTTTTAGGTAATACTCCATCTACAGCTTTAATTGCCATGAAATCAACACAATTAAAGATTAGTAGAAAATGGAATAGTATGATGGCAAGTATTAAAATGAAAGGCAAAAACGGAATGTTCACACCAGCATTCTTTAGTCACACATACAATTTGAGAACTACTCAAATGTCTAATGACAAAGGAACTTGGTTTGGATGGGAAGTTAGCAAAGTTGGTCCAGTACAAGATACTGCAATATACCAACAAGCTAAATCTTTTGCTGAAAGTATATCTAAAGGTGATGTCAAAGTTAAGCATGGTGAAAGTACAGATAGTACTAAATCAGAAGCTTCTCACTTTTAATCTACCCAATATATTGTGGGCGAGCAATCGCCCACATAAACTACAAACAGTTTAATAATGGATAATAAAGAAAGAAAATTTATAGAGACTTTTACAGGTTTGCAAAGAGCATTCGGTACTGCAGACCTAACAAAACTATCCATTGATCCAAGCACAGGTAAGGCTAGACCAGTTTATGGTTGGTCTCATGATGAGATTACTGAAAAAGATTATTTAGATCATTTAAACGGTAGACAATCTATTGGTATTCAACCGTGTGATGATAAAGGTATGGCAAAGTTTGGTGCTATAGATATTGATGACAAACAACATAGTTATTCTAATTTTCCATACAAAAAATATTTAGATATTATTGCTGAACATAAACTACCAGTTGTTCCAGTTAAATCTAAATCAGGTGGTTTACATTTATATTTATTTGTTAAAGAACCAATAAGAGCTGTTGCAATAAGAAATTTTTTAGAAGGATTATTATTTACATTAAAACTTCCAACCAACATTGAAATATATCCTAAACAAACTGAATTAGGTAAAGACTCAGAAGGTAAATGGAATATGGGTCAATACATTAACCTGCCCTATTATAATAAAACTGAAAGAGTTGCATTTAATTTAGATGGTACAACATTTACTTTCGATCAATTTATAAATGTAGTTGAAGCAAATACATATAGTGCTGACGAATTAGAAGAGTTTACATTAGAACACACTAGATCTTTATTAAATGGTGGTGGGGAAGAATTTAATGATGGTCCACCTTGTCTTGCAATATTAACTAAAAATAAATTAAGAGATGGTAGAGACAGATTTTTATATAACTATATGGTGTTTGCTAAAAAGAAATATCCAGACGATTGGGAGAAAATGGTTATTGCAGCACCTGGTAAATATTTTGAACCCGGTGCTAATGATGTAATAGATTGGACAGAAGAAAAAACTAAAAAGAAATTAAAATCTTGGG